TCATTTCTATTGCAACCTGTTTGGCGTAGTCTGCCAGTGATACACCGAGTTTGTTTGCCAATGCTACCTGCGTACGTGTCAGCGTGATCTTTCGAGGGGCAACGCTTCTTGTGGCTGGCGCAACGACGTTTGCCTTTCGGCGAGGCTCGTCACTCACTAGTTCATGCTCATCATCTGCGCCGGAATTGGCAAACGCGTCTGGGAACACTTGTCGCATACGAGAGTTGATCTTCTCGTAGTAGTCGTCAGATTTAGGGTTGACGCCCTGCTTGACCAGTTTTTGATGCAACCCCAACGCAAAACTGGTCATCTCATCATCTGACCCAAACCATGAATTGGTTTTTTGCCAATCCGTAGCTCGGGCGTCAACAGACGGTGTTGGAGTGGATACCCTTGTTTGTACAGTAGTTTCAGGTTCTTGTAAAGCGGGTAGTTTAAAATTATTTACTCGCTCAACTTTCATTTTTGCGCCAGTTAGTGCGTCTTGCGCCTCAACCACCGCGTCCCCGTCACCAGAATCGTACGCCTGCTTGTACTTAATTTTGGCCTGATCTAACTCAGATGCAGCATTTCGCTTGGCCTGATCTAACATGACTTCTTGGTTTTTAGACAAGTTGCCACGTAGCTGACCAACCTCGGCCTGTAATGTGCGTGCGTAAGCTACAGCCTCTTCGCGCTCTCTGGTAGCATCTTCCGCCGCGCGGCGTTGGTCGTGGTAACCCTTACTAAAACGTTGTAGGCGTTTTCTAACCTTTTCCGAGTAGTTTTCTAGCTCCCCGTCGGTCAGGTCTTCTGGAGGTCGGGACTTCTTTTTGTCTTGATCTTGTGTTGGGCGGTCGTCAACAATTTCGATGTCTACGTCATCATCGTCGTCATTGACCTGTCGCTTTTTAGCCTCTTTTTTGTCGGCAAACGGGTCTTCCCGCCCAGCAATTTTAATTTCTACAGACCCATCTTCTTTAACATTAACGTCGTCATCGGCGGCGCTATCTGGGTCAGGGAACTCAAATGATACTTTTTCCATTGGCATGATTTATTCCTTATGCACGCGAAATGCCTCGCGGATCGGCTACAACGGCTTCAATTGAATCGTCGTTCATCAGGCGGTATTCCGTGCCGTTAACTATGAGGCGGGTGCCAGAGTTAGCGCGAAACACAACACAGTCACCTATCTTGCACCAAGGCCCGCTTGCAAAACGGTCTTTGTCAGAGTAGCACTGCTCACCCATGTCTAAGACATAACCAACTACGGTGAGGATTCGCTCCTCATGCAGGGTTTTGTCAGATTTAATGATGCCACTGCCAAACGTTTTATCTAGCGTAGGCATAGCAATTAGCAACCTGTATCCGACGGGTTTAGGTAGTTGGGCTTCAACTTCCTCGTCAGTTAAGGTGGATTGGGGTTCACTCATCGTCGTTATCTTTCATAGAACGCAAAAGGTCTGTTGTGGTTTGGATAGCAAGCCGGAGACCTCGAATCCTGCCTACTACTTCCCGGTACTCAGCGAAGTCTTTAACCCCGCCTCCTGCCAGAAACTGTATTGAAGAGTCCACATCCTCTTCGTGTTTTTGAATTAGCACGTCATAGACGGTTTTGGCCATGGTTTAGCCTTTCTTTGGCTGTTGCTTCGGAGTAGCGAGCATCTTGAGCGCGTCCAGTTTCAGCTTAGCCTGCTGTTGGCGCTCTTGAGTATTGAGTCGGGCACTGTTTTGTTTCTCTTGCGATTGCAGGCGAGCACCCTCTTTTTGCGCTTCGATTTGCACGCGTTGCTGCTCCAACTGGAGTTTAGCCCCAGCAATTTGTGCGTCGTTTTGGTCTTTTTGCTGTTTGCGCTGCACTTCGGACTGTTTGATCTGTACTTCGGCTTGCTGAAGCTGAAACATCGGGTCTTGAGCTTGTTGCTGGGCTTGCTCTTGAGCTTGCTGTTGCTGATGCGCTTGCGTAAGTTGTTTACCTGCGTCTGCAACCAAGCGCGCCAACTGGATCTCCATATCCTCGGGCATCTGCTCATCGGGTGCAGGCAGGGGTACGCCAAGTCGTTCTTCTATCTGTTTGCGGTAGCTAAAGCCTAAGTGCTCAGCAATGTGCGCCTGCATAGCAGCCATCATGCCTTGCGCCATCGGGTTCTGCCCAATAGTCTGAGCGATCATTGGGTCTTGGATAAACGACTGGTGAGCAGTAATGTGCGCTTCGTGGTCTTGATAAATAAACGCTTTTACTGGCTTACCAATGAGAATCGACATGTTCTCTGACACGGGGTCGCGAGGCTTCTGGTCTTCGCTCGTTGGTACTATCTTGTCCGCGTTCTTGATGCCCAACACCTCAATCATCTGACGGTGTAGGTACGGCAAGTCGTAAATCTGCGGGGCAGACTGCGCCATCTGGAACACAGCTTGATACTGCACCACACGCTGCGCCATTGTTGAGCTGTTGGGGTCGCTTACAGGAATCACATCCACCATCGCGTAGTCGTCCTTGCGGGCGCGCGCTAGGCCAGAGTCTGGCTCGTACTGATAGTCTTCGGGGGCGTACTCGGCGATGATGCCTTTTAAGAGTTTAAACTCCAACTTCATGGCGTAGTGCACACGAGACTGGACCGCAGCCATCGGCTTTAACTGACGCTCTAACAGTGCGAGTGTTGTACCAACCGGCGCGTTAGCGCTCATGTCGGACACGTTCATATCACTGATGGCGCCGAGGCGTCGGCCTTCGTCCGTTATCCGTTGCAGCAGGGCTAGCAGGGTTTGCGACGGCTCCTTATATGGCAGCATCATGATGTTGTCTTTGATGTTACCTGACGGTACATCTACATCACGGAACTCGCCCGGAGCAATCGGTGTGTCGTCGCCCTTGACGCGTAACCCACGGGACTTCAAACCCCCCGGTAAGTTTGATAAAGTACCAGCATCAACTAGCTGACGGATGAGGGCTGTGCCTGCGCGTGCGTAACCCCCAATGATGTGGATCAAACCTAATCCATAGAACCCGAAGCCCGGCACATATACATAGTGCACAAAGTGGTCGCGCTTTAATGTCAGCGGATCTTCCTCGTCCCAGTTACGACGTACAGCCAACACTTCATTAGTGCCACGCTCAATCGTCACAACGTACGGCTTAGCTAAGTCGTCTTCGGCATCATCAACCCCTTCGATACACAGGTCGGCGTGTATCTCAAGCACGGTATAGCGCTCGTCACTTGTTATTGAGTAGCCACCCTCTTCAGCCTTCTTTTTCTCAATATCAGACGGAAACGATTCCGGCTCACCTAACTCAATGTCACGGTAGAAGCCCTGCGACATCAGGCGCTTCATCTCGTTCTTTGTCTTACGCATAACGTGACTTACACGCTCGGCCTGTTCAATGTTTGACGCGCCGTAGGGTACGATTACATCTTCTGCGGGTACGTATATAGATACTTGACGTCCCATGCCGGGGTCAAAGTAGACCTTCTTAAACGCGCTACCTGCAAGGCCCAAGCTATATAACATGCGCTCATGCTCAGGGCGGTACTCGACCATGCGGTCGGTAAGCTGATAGTTCATGTCTGTGCGCACGCGCTCAGCAGCTTCTTCTTTCTCTTTGGTAACCTTACCAAGGATCTTTGTCTTTACCGGCCCCGCTGCTGGAAACGTCTCGCTCATAGTTTCGGCTTGGAACCGAATTGCGGCTTCGGCAAGGATTGTAGAGTACACGCCACATGCGTCGTCCCACGGCTCTGTGCGTTCTTCGTACTTAAAGCCTAGCACGTCAAGGCCCTTAACAAATGTGTCGGCCCACTCTTTACGTGACCCAACGTCGGCTTCGACAAGATCAATCAGCTCCGTGGACAACTCTTCTAGCACGCTTTCATCAAGAAGCTCAGCTAAGTTTTCACCAAACTCACCTTCTTCGTCGTCATTTTTTGATGGGCCAAAACTAATCTCAACCCCACCATCTTCTAACTCTTCAATCTCGATACCCGATTCATCATCTAGTGGTAAGACTGCTTCGATGCCAATTTCTACACCGACATCTTCTTCTTCGTCACGCCCAAGCGGGGCAGCGTAAAGACCCTTATCCATTGAACTTGTTGCCATGATCTATCCTTGTTAATAATACCCGCCACGCCTACGCGACTTAAAATACTTAATTTCATCTGGTTCATCGGATGGTAGCCGAATGAAACCGCCTTGGCGAAACCGCATTAACGCCATTACTGTCGAGTCCACCAAGTCATCGTGGCTCATAAACGGAAATCCAGCAATTTCTTCAATCACTTCTTCCCCCCACCGGGTTTGCGGAACCCAGCATATACCCGACGCCACAATGTCTGATACAGAGTTTAACCGCGCTAACTTGTCACCGCTACCCCTATGAGGTGTAAATTCTCCCACAGGAATACCCATCCTACGCATTTCTTGATAGAGCGCGGTACCGGCGGACTTCTTCTCTACGATGAACGCGTCGGGTTCCCACTCAGCATACTCTTCTAATGCCATGGCTTTTAGGGCCGGAAACTCCATACGCTTCTTGATCGAATTTAGCAGAATGATGTTGTACGCCGAGGTCTCTTCATTCAGGAACACCCCCCACGTGGTAAGCGCCGTAAAGTCAGCCCTGTTGTGAGTCTCTGCCGCAGCGTCAAGTGACATGATGATGTACTCGCACTTGGGCGGATCTTCTTCACTCCAAATGTTCCACCACTCACGCTTAACGACTGAGGCTTCCTCGGATGTCGGATTCTGCTGGTACTGCGAGTTCCACTGGAACACGGGCATTGACGCCTTGGTGCGCAGCAGCGCAGCCATATCGAAGAACTCAGGCCACAGGGGCTTCTGAATAATGTCCCCAGCCTTGGTCTCTACATCTAGTATGGCTGGGAACTCTACGACGTTGTACTGATCTGAGCCCTCGTTTTGCCCCATGTCCCGAGTCACGCGCCCAGTCAAGTCATCTTGGTGCCAGCGAGTTTGCACAATTGCCACTCGCCCACCGGGCATCAGACGAGTACGTGCGCCATAAGTAAACCACTCGTAGGCTTTCTCAAACACACTAAAGTTCCCGTTAATGATGTCTTGCTCGTTGTGTGGGTCGTCTACTAATAGCAGGTCAGCACCGCGTCCCGCCAAGGCGGAGCCAACACCACAAGCAAAGTACTCACCCCCAAAGTTTGTGTTCCACCGGCCCGCTGACTTACTGTCAGACGCCAAAGTTACTCCGGGAAATATCTGTTTGTACAGGTCGGAATCAATTAAGTTACGCACTTTACGGCCAAAATCTACGGCCAGATCTGTGGTGTGGGACACCATCAAGACTTTTTTATTAGGGTATTTACCTAGGAACCACGCCGGGAAGTAAATAGACACGAGCTGAGATTTACCGTGCCGAGGCGGCATGTTCACGCACACCCGGTCTTCGTTACCCTCTGCAATATTCATCAACAAGTTAGCCAAGATGCGGTGGTGCTTGCCCACCTTGTAGTCTGGCTGCATGTGCCGACAAAACGCGATCAGGTCGTTGCTACACGCCGCGCTTACCTGCCGTGTGCCGAGCACGTCAGCTATTTTCTCTATCTCTGCTTGTTCTTCGACCGAAAACGAGTCTAGGTTATCCAGCATCTGCTGAATTTCTTCGTCTGTGAAGTCAAGTACTGCTTCAGCGGTCGTTGTCATCGCACTCTTCGCTGTCTTCGGGCTCATATACTGAGCCTGCGGGGGTACTTAACCCCAATTCCGCGTCCACATCTATGATTTCGCCGCCCATTTCAACACCACTGGGCACTAACATAGTTGGGCGGGTTAGTTTTTGCAGTTTCTCACGCAGTTTGTGGCGTAAATCGTCTGTTGTTTGGTGTGTGACCGTGACTTCGTGCTTCTCAGTGAACAGCCCAACGTCCGATACCTTACCCAACAGCTCCAATGCACGGATTCTGATGCGGGGGTCTGGGTTTTGTGACTCTTCTAGTAACTTGTTAGTGACTAAATGGCGTACTTCAACCGCGTGGTTCACCACTTGGCGCCCATACTCATCAAGGTAAACCCGTAGTGACTGCAAAGATGCCGGGGTGAGCGAGCTTGCGCGCTGTGTGGTAACAGCTTTACTGGTCTTTTCGGAGTTTGCGGCGTACGCAGTGGTTAACACAGCCGCCGCCTCGCGGTCTTCGTCAGAAGTTGTCACGTGCAGTTCGTGTTCTACAAGTACTTCAATAGACCGGCACGCAGCCTCAGCCCGCTGACGCAAGTCAAAGTAAGGTGTGTCAGGTGTAATCTCAACACCCAATTCTGGCACAAGGGTAATTGTCATAGACGCAAGTCAAAAGTGACTGATGCACCGAATATACCAAAAAAATATACAAAGTCAACCACCCTATATTTTGTACGGGGGGCCTTTCCCTATTAGAGGGGGGTAGGGTTTGTACCTAGCTGTATAAAAACACAGGGGGTAGGGGGGGGGTATTTCGTTTGGTGGGTATTTCGTTTGGTGGTACCTGCTTGTGTGGAATAGTAATACTACAACAGACTAGGGACTCCTAACCATACA